CCATGAAAGAAATAGAATTAAAGATCAACAGGACTGGTGACGAAATCATAGAAAAATCTGTGGAGAATGCGAGTCTAAGCTTGGCGGCAAAAAGTAGGTTGTCTGATTTCTCTGAGCAGGATGAAAACATCCAAATAATTATAACAAATTTAGATGGAACAAAAGAAAGAAAAGAATTATGATCAAAAATGAACAAAATGTAAAAGGATTCATAGACGTTTGCATCGAAGATAGAAAAAATAATAAATTATTTTACAAAATAAACAACACAATCCTAAGATCAGGGAAATCTGCGTTGGCTATGAGTCTTGCAAACGAACTTAGCGGCCAATATTATCCTTTTTATATAAACTCAATAATGTTTGGCAACGGAGGAATGGTTGATGGCAAGCTGCGGACTGTTAATTCAGAAAGATCCTCGTTATTTGGATCTGAGGTAGTATCAAAATCTATAATATCCAGTATTGATCCAAATATACCAACACAAGCAACATTCACATCTGTATTGACTTTCGATGATGCCGTAGGACAAACAATAAACGAGATGGCTCTCGAAATGGCGAATGAAAGTTTATACAGCATGGTGACGTTTCCAGATTTAATGAAAACAAGCGACATTCAGATAACCTGGAATTGGCGTATTAATTTCATCTAATTAATTATATATAATTTATGCCTACAACAACAATAGCACCGCTTCCTCCATTAGTAGACGCCTATGGAGTGCCACTTTATCAACCAAATGACCCGTATCATTTTGATTTTGACAACAAACCAATAAAAACTTTGGCAATTAGGGATCAAATATTATCTAATCAGATAAATATTTTAACACAAATAATAAGAGAGAGTGCTGGGGATTTGGGGAGCTTGACATCTAGGCTTGACCAATCTATAGAGAGAGATGGAAATCTTAAGACGGATGCAGTAGACCAGGCCAATCATAATATAGCACATCACTCAGATGGCACAAGATTAATAACTCAACAAGAAATAGATGAATACATTTCTTTAGGATATATATTAAGCACAACACCAGAATTTGTAGTCATGCTAAGGGCAGAGAGAGATAAGCTTTCTCAAATATCCTCTGATGCCAATAATATTACTTTTAAATTTCCGGGAATGGTTAATCCTGTAGACGGGGGATTGGTAGAATTTCAAGATTCTTATGGAATCTACTGGGAAGTGAGTAATCCCAATGATGAAAACCTAGTAGTAAAACCAATATTAAATAACGCTACAGATCACAAGCACTTCTATGAAGTGTCTCCCATACTTGTGGGAGGAGAATATCAAATATCTGGGGTTCAGAGATTCAAGAAAGATACTTTGAGAGTATATGTCAATGGAGTAAGAATTCCCTCTTGTTCACAAGCTTGTTCGTATGCTGATGGGGTTTATTTTCCAAGTTTTAGCTCCAATGTTACAACTCTGCCACCACAATCAAAATCGCCAAACAATCTATGGAATAATTTATATTTTACAGAAATGAGTGAAAGTGCAAAGTTTATACTTTCTTCAACTCTTTCAGCAAACGATAAAGTTTTTGTAGATTATGAAATAGAAGTCGTGCAAGCAATTGCAACAACCACAACTGCTGCTCCTTCGACAACCACAACAACCACAACAACTTTAGCACCTTTTAATCCACATAACATATCCGTTTCTGATGCGACGGGAAGCTATCCAAGCTCGACTACAATAACAATATCAAACAGAAGAATGGAAATTGTTGGAGATGGAGATCCCTATCCAGCTCTTGCAGGTAATCCTCTTGTAAATAATGGATCCAGTTCAAGAAGTTTTCCAGGTAGTTCAAATTCCATTAGCGACCAAACATATGGCTTCTTATTCACTTATCGTGCTGGATTAGATACAGAAAATTCTCAAGACACAAGCCTTGGTGCGATGGGAATCACAGTAAATGGAGTCATTTTATTAAGCTCATCAGCAGGCTCTGGGGCATTACCGGGAGGAACCGACGTTCCTGCATCCGACTATCATTTTAATGCAGTATTTAACAAAGAATCATTCAACGCTGATAGTTGTGGCGGCTCACCAGATGAAGAAGGAGCTTATAGTTATCGTGATGGTTCATTTTTAACAAACTGCTGGTCTACTAGTAAATTTTATGGAAAAAATAGCTACTATAGCGGCAGTGTTTATTTAGGAGACCATTTTAGGCATGAAAACGGGCATTCCAAGATAGTTGGATTTTGTTTTGACGGTTATCCAGTTTATGGGCCATATGGATATTCAAATTCAACGTCTTCTTCTAGCAATGTGATACAAATGTTATCTTCATATAGAACTGCGGTGACAGAAAAAATTGGCCGGGGCTATACTTATGATGAATATCCGGCAGGCTCATTCGTAGAAGATCATAATTACGTAGATGTCAATCTACCAGAATATCTAGACGAGTATAACGGAAGATATTGTGTTACACCCGAGTATCCAAATGGAACATATGCTTACTTTTTAACATTTGAAGATGGGGATTTAAATACACCCTCATACCCTTATATATTTGGACCAAAAACAAAACAAACAAGGGAAGCTGGGGGAGATGCGTTCTATATTAATATAGCATCAAGTCCAAACATAGCATATATTTTAGGTGGACAAGATAGAAATGGTGCCCTATCCGGCAATAACGCAACTATAAACATATCGGTAGGAGATACAATAGTCCTCACAGTAGAAGCTCCCGGATATCCTCTTTGGTTAAAACAATATGATGTTACTGGTTCTGGTTCGTCTTTGAGTGGTGTAAATAATAATGGCACAGATGAAGGCTTGATAACTTGGACCCCATCAACTCCAGGAACATATTATTATATTTCGGAAACTAGCTTTAATATGCATGGAAGTATAGTAGTAACCTACCCAGCCACTACAACCCCAGCCCCATAATAAAAACTGGGAAAGAACCATTAATGTTCTGGCATTTTACTATAATAGCATACCTATTAGGAGTAATAAAAAATGCCAGAAATAAAAGAAAAAATATCAGAGCTTTTAAAAAACGAAGTGGTCTCCCGACATAGTTATTTTCAACTAAAGTATTTTTTGATCGGGAAAGAGCCAACAAATCAAGCTAAAATGTGGCAATGTCTGAGGGAGCTAAAGGCTAGACAAGAAATTTTGAATAGCGTCGATCTTCAATTAGAAGAAGAAAAAGACAATTTAGAGATATACAATATTAGCTTACTAAGAATAGATAGTAAAGAAAAAGAAATAAAAGATGAACTCGATTTGCGAGAATTAGGAATCAAGAAAAGACAGATTAATAGAAATATATCAAATGTTTCAAATAATATTCAATCACTATTAAGCAAGAAAAAAGACACCGAAGAGGAGTGCGAATTTTTTATCGAAACATTCAAGAACATAGAAAAAATAGAACCTTTAAAATACTTTGATGATTTAGATTCACAAAAAGAATATTGGAACACTAAACTTTTAGAAAAAATTAATCTAAAAATATTGCTTCAAAATAACGTAGATATAGATCTTGTTGAAACAGCTTTATCTTTACCAGATGATTTGCCAATTAAGAAACAAGTTTTAAACAAACTTAACTATCTACAGAGTAACATGTTAAAGATAAAAGAAGGAATTCAAGAGAGAATAGGTAATAATAGTGGCGAGAATTGATAGTTTAACAAGCGGTTATCAAACAGGAGATTTATCACTATATCCAGACGCTCTGGATGACAAGGAAAGTCTGTACGAGGTTAAGAATAATGCTGAGACATTTTTAACTCAGAGCCTAAGCTACTCTGGTGGCAGAGTTATAGTGAAAGACACCTCCAGCTTCCCGGACAAAGGAATAATCAAAATAAGTGGGGAAAATAAAAAACAGGGAGAATTAATTTATTATGGTTCTAAGACTATAAACACATTCAAAGATTTGGTTCGTGGTTTTGCGGGCTCTAGACAAAATCAGTGGGATATAAATGCAAAAGTTGGAAACACTGTAAGTGCAGAGCATCATAATGCAGTTAAAGATGCAATAATGAAGATAGAGACTAATCTTGGTTTGAAAGACGACCCAGATCCAATATCTCTGAATGGAATATTAAAAGCTCAGGAGAACAGATTTTTAACACCAAAGCCATTGTTTAGAAGCTACCCTATAAGTGGCGCACCTCCATTGTCTGTGACATTTCAAAATTTTAGCACTGGCCCTCTGGTGCGATACTTTTGGGATTTTGGTGATGGCACAACGTCAACAGAAAAAAACCCTATACACCAATACGTAACAGAAGGATCATATACCGTAGAACTGACTGTTATTAGTGTTTTGGGGGGACAAGCAATAATGACTAAAAGCAATTATATTTTAGTTTCAAATGAAGAGAAGCAGCCATTTTTCTATATTTCTCTAATTAATAATCCCAAACCAAACAATCTATCTGGAAATATAACAGCAAACTATTTAAATGCTAATTCTGGATATGGGCCTACAATTTTTGAGTTCATAGATCAAACAGATGGAGACATACAAGAAAGATATTGGAACTTTAATTCATCGGGCAAACTAATCCATAGACTGTATAAATGCTCAGGTGATATTAACTCGCCCAGTAAGTATAAAATTATTGTAGATGGAAAGAATGTTAAAGATAATTTTGAAGGCAAGAAGTTAGCGTTAATAGTTAATTCAAATTGTTATGTGATGGACATAGAGAGTATCAAATACGGAATATACAATGGAACATCATTCTACGAAGGAATCTCAAATCACTGTGATGCGAATGGAGCTTCTTACAGAACAGAGATTATAGCAACCGTTGGATCGGGATCAGAAGCAATTCTGACCAATTTTGCCGCAAGCAATGCCAAGATAGGGGCTATTGAAACGGACTCTGTTCTTAACTATAGAGAGATTGATCCAAATATACATTCCATATATTTCATATATGATAAGCAGAATTCCAAGCCACAACCAAGTGTATTTGTTTTGTATAAAAATCAGATAATTAAAAAAGCTTTTCTTAAGAAAGAAAATACAATAGAAATAATATAATGAATCTAAGCAATTATCCATATGATTTCGACAACAATCAAAATCTTTATGTAGTTCACGATTATTTAAGATTAAAGCTGGCCGAGGATTATAATCCTGGGGATGTTCGCATAACTGTTTACGAAGACTCGGGTATAATGTCAAGATTCCCAGGAATTGCCGAAGGCGGGGGAATAATAACATTAACAGATCAATGCTCTGATCCGACAGATAGGGCAATATCTTTTACATATGAATATAAAACTACAACTACATTCGAAGGAATAAAGATAGTTCCCGGTTTTAAAGATGTTCCAAAATATAAAGATTTGACAAATGTTACACAAAATGTGATGGCACAACATCACAATACATTAAAAGATTCTATTATAGCAGTAGAAAAGTTTGCTGGGCTAATTGACACTAAAACAGAAATGCCTTTAACAGGAACACTTGAGGAACGTATCAATTATTTGAGAAGCATGGTGTTAATCCCCAAGGCATGGTTTAGTGTGGATAAAAGACTAGGAGTATTGATCCCGATGTCAAATGATGTGTGTGATACACAAAAAGGATTGATTGTAAATTTTACCGATCTTAGTTTTAGACTTGGGACAGATGGTTCTAGCGAGAAGCTGAGGCACACTTGGTATTTTAATTTAAAGCCAACAGTTGATGATTACGGAGTAGCCATAGGCAAATCTAGTGGTGACAAAGACATAATATTAAACAACATGAGTTTTTATTATAACTCAGACGAGTCACTCGAATACGAGACAACAATAGATGGATTAACAAACATTGAAAATCAGACAAAACAACACATCTATTGCTATCCAGGGATATACACCGTGGCCTTAAAAGTCGAGAACGATTTCGGAGGAGATGTAGTAGTTTTTGACAAATTAATAAATGTAAAAGAAACATGCCCAGATGAGGCCGATATTGTTTTTGTTCCAAAGTTAAACCAATTTATATTCAACAATAATTTAAGAACACCTGTCAATATTCCAATTGATATAAGTGTTCAAAGTTCAGGAGCCAAATCAGATGATAGAATCACAAACTACACATGGTCTATAGCAGATGATTTAAATCATTTTAATTCAAATGCAACAAGAGCGGTTTTCAGTGTCGGAGGATTGTATGATGTCATACTCCGAGTGGACACAGAACTAGGTAATTACAGAATAACTACTCTTGAAAATCAGGTAGACGCAGTAGAAAAATTAAATATGTGGCTATGGACAATAAACAGCAATTCAACATCACTAACATCTCACGAATTTGGATTGATCAGCGAAACCTTTAAAACTCTTTCTACTAAAAATATATCTAAAATAGATGATAGCTTCATAAGAAATAATGCGTTCATAAATTGTTCAGATAATGCAGACTACTACAGGGCTGTAGATTGCAGAAAAATAAGAGAGTTTCAAAGAAATAATGGTTTCTCAAAAGCCGGTACAGTATTATCGGGAGACGGCTCATCGGGAATATTATATTGGGCGTCAGGCAGAGAATCATCAGAACCAGCAATTAACGAAAAAGTAAATCTTCAAAATTATTCAGGGTTTACAGATTGTTATTCATCGGTATCTGTTTTGGGGTCTATTGACTCCCAAATAGACAGGCAGTGGAATTGGATTGGATTGTCATCAAAGACATCTCTGTATTTCCTATTCGGTTTATCAGATTCCAAATCAAAACTAACTAACACCGATGTTCAAAAAATATCTCTCAGTAACACATCCTTAAGCACCTACACTAGTTTGACATACTCTAATGGGGCAGATGATTTAAAAGAAAATTCTATATTCGATCTATGGAGCACTGGGGTAACAACGACATCCAATCCGATAGAAAAAGAATACTACAGTTGTTACCGGTCTGTTTGGAAGGATGGTGCGGGCTATATTTTAAGAAATCAAGATCAAGGAGCATTCTTTAGATTTAGAGGATTTTATAAAACATCAGGCACAACGGCAAATGAAGTAACGGGAATCAAAAAAATAAATGATTTGTCGGGGCCTACCAAGGCTGAAGGCGAATTGTTAAATATGACTAATGGTATATTCTTGTTCAATAATTCAGGTAGCATTGGAGTTTTTAATTCAAATACAAATGTATGGGTCACAGGTGGTCCAGGAACTAATTCCAATCAATTTAGAAGCATGCAAGATGTTAATGTCCCTCACTTTGATGATCAAAAACAGACATTATTGGCGTCTAGTGATGAGGATCATAATGCATATATAAGTTATGACTATAGTGAAAATTCATTTATTAAATTTAACGATATAGATCTAACCTTCAAATATATAGGCAATAGACCAAGTGGAAAACAGTGGCTCTCTACCATATATTAACATACAGGAAAAAATAAATTGAGCAAACCACCACCAAACATACTGTATCCAAAAAAATATGATTCGGATGAAACTCTATTTTTAGTCTATAACACGTCTGAATCCATACTGGTTAAAAACAACCATCCCTGGTCAGAGACAATAGAAATAAAACCTTCTCCCCAAGAACTATGGGCAAATAATGGTTTTGCAAATATAAACGGAGAGTTATTTTATTATAATTCAGTGGAGTTGGTTTTTGATTCAGAGGTAAATCTATCAAATGTTTTGCTTAACTCTTCTGGAGTATTTGTCAAGGAGGATCATGGTTTGGCAAACTCATCAGCTGTAAGATTTCAATCAGAGCTATCGCCCACACCGAATGGCTATTTGTTTACCACGGGAAAAAACTACTATGTGGTAGAAGCAACTCAAAATACTTTTAAACTATCTTTAAATAAAAACGGGACAGCGATATCACCGTCAAGTTCACTTAATACAAAAACTATCTTGAACGTTGGCAGGATTTGCAAATTTAAAGATTGTGTCAGGAATTTAGGAGGCAAAAACACAAAGTTAAACTATGCCGGGATTAAGGTAAGAGGGTTTGTTATTGCTGAACATCATAATCAGATAGTAGATGCAGTGATAAGCTTAGAGAAATTTATTGGATACAATTTCACAAGTGATCAATCCACGCTTGATTGGAAGATAAGAAACCTTAATTCGCTTCCAATAATATTTGATGATCATTCTTGTCCTGGTGTGAGTTTTACATTTGATATTATTGATAATAATCTAACCACCGGTGTTACGGCTCAATATTTTATAACAATAGATAATACTACGGCAAGCACTAATTTTAGATTAGATTTTGGTGATGGACAATACACAACCACAGAGTATCAGGGAATGCATACTTATGCAATTGGATCTAACTATGATCCAGCTTTAAGCGTCTTTAACGATAAGTGTTCAATTACTTTAACACCAGCAGAAAGAACAACTCCGCTGGAACCTGTGAAGCAAACAATACCCGATGGCCTGGATATACTCATACCACCCCCACCAGATATTCCTCCAATATTAATAACTCCGTTTCAGGTCGTTCCCAACAAATACAATATTCCACCAATTGTTTTTCCGTGCCTGGATATAGCTCAAAATACACCAGGAATTAATATTCCTGGCAAGATAGAGATAGTACCGCCCTTAAAAATACCATCTTTAATAACTATAACTCCAATCAACATACCAGGTAAAATATCTATAACGCCAATCAATATTCCTGGAAAAGTAGAGATTGTTGTTCCAGTGCCATTCAATATACCAGATAAAATTGAAATCTCCCCAATTAATATACCTGGAAGGATAAGTATCGATCCGGTACAAGTAGACATAACATCAAGCGGAATACCGATACCTAGCACGATAAGTTTCTCTCCGATTAACATACCAGGTAATATAACAATAGACCCGATCTCTATTAATATAAATACACAAGGTGCGGCTATACCCAGCGTTATAAATATAAATCCAATAGTCGTGGATGTAAACGTTCAAGATAGAATTCCTAGTGTGATCACAGTCAATTCACCCACAATATATTTGCCGGAAATGGTAGATATATATTACAGCGGACCAGCCATACCGGATACAATTAATATAAACGGTGCCAGCATACCAGATATAAACATAAATCCCGCTGGATTGAGTGGAGTTTATATCCCGGTAAGTTGGGGCCCAGTCCCACAATTAAACTGCACTGTTACTGTTCAATGTCCCACGAGTGGAAGCCCCACCTATCCAATGATACAGCCTCATGGATTGGATGGTGAAAGTAATTTCATGGAGGTTCAAGTAAGCGACATAGGAATACCAAGTGTTATAAATGTAGTTGCTCCCAAGTTTCCAGACATAAAAATAGATGCATCAGAAATTCCTCGCTCAATAAAAGTGGAAAGAATAGAAGGGATATCAGAAATAAAAATCATTGCACCGATGATGCCGATACCTTCTGAGATAAGAATCATAAACGACACTAAAGTCCCTTCTAGTATTCTTTTAGATGCTTCACAATTACCTAAATCAATTCCTATTATTAATATGGATATCCCAGAAACTATAGGCTTAAAGTTGATTGGTGATTTCCCGTCTGAAATTAGATTGAACGCAGAAGGTATACCTGATACCATTCAGGTAGTAGGTATACCTCCTGTAATAGAATTAAAGGGAACAATACCTGACACCATTCAACTTGTGATGCCTGAGAAACCCGAGATTGAAATGGTCTATAAGGGATCACCAATTGATGTTAAGATACAACTTGATATAAGTAAAGTCACCGGAGAAGGTGACAAGGTTAATTGCGTCAGTATAGTCCCTTGTAAGTGAAAAATGCAAACCAGAACTAAAAAAATAAAAAACAACGAGTTTATAAAGACTCCAAGTCATAACTTTTGGGTTAGAAACTTTTGTAATAACTCTTGTCCATATATTGATATAAATTCAACAACTCCTGAGGGAGAATATTTTCTTTTCCTAGAGAATGAATTCTACAATAGCAAAAACAGATATTCATGGATAGACGCAGAGAATATTTATCACCCCACAGTTGTAATAGTTTCGGATGGTTATGATTTTGAAAATTCTCATAAGATACTAGAAGAACAAAATGTATGTGTTTTGGGCGTGAACGGAACTCTTAAAAAATGGAAGAATAATAAGTCGCCAAATTATTATGTGGTAAACAATCCGTATAATGAGTGCCTAAACTATTTACCTAAAACAAATAGAACTTTGCCGAGATGCATCGCCTCAAGCAAAACAAATCATGTATTTTTAGAGAGATATAACGGAATAAAATATAAATACTACGCAGTAAATGAAGAGAAGGTCAACTATAATGAATCAAAAGAAAATATGTATCAGGTTGATGATTATAGAAATGTAATATGTGCATGCATCAATCTTGCCTATAGGTTTCAATGTAATAAATTGTTGTTATTATCTTGTGATGATTCTTTTTCCGAGAACAAGCCAGGGAGTGTAAAACTAGAGAATGGCTTGTATTCTTATCCACAACAAAATTTAATATCAGAAATAATAGACTCTTGTCTTTATTGGCTGAAGGACAAAATGGATATAAGATATTATGGCCATTCTAAAAAATTAGATAATGGTGGATACATACAACTTAGTGACGTGAAAGAATTTATTAATGAAAACACCATTTGACGACAACTTCTCATTCTTGAACGAATTCAATAATTGGATAAAACAGGACAAGGTTCCTTCAATGCCAAAGATACAAGAAAAAGTGTATCCAAAAAATACAAAAAATCTTGGCACTAGAATAACAATAGATGAAGGCAATCACAAAGAAATCAAGAAAGATTTCATAAAAAGTGGCGGAACAGTAATAGGTAGTGAAGAAGAATTTCTGAGATTAGAGGTTAACTCAGGAACTTTTTATATAAACAAAAAATACATCTACTGAACCGTTCCTCTTTGAACCATATTCTTCTGTTTTGGAAAATTATTTATATTCACAATAACTTGCGGGGTTACCAATATCATTGGATAACCATTTGCAGGAATATTTGAATATCCTCTAGCTTTCAAATTCAGTCTTAAATCATCGAAACTATTTGCGGTTTGCACCCAAGGCTCCCAATATATCTTATTTTGTTCTATCATATCGGCTATCTTACCCTCCCAGCTCGGAGGGAGACTAAGTATTTTAATATTTGATAAAACAATTGGATTAATTTCCCTACATAGGAGCTTGGCCATTATTTGCACGCCTTTTTTATCTCTCTTGGCCAAATAAAGCCATAAAATTTTAAGATCTTTTTGTTTATTCATAGGATTGTGGTTATTATTAGTATTTTTTTATTTTATCAACATATATACCATATATGAGTATATTTAAAGTAAAACTAAAGAATTCAGTCCAAGGATTGTTGGATATATATAACGAAGACATAAGCATACAAAGAAGTATCTATGTTACAGGTCCTCTTGGAAAGCACAGAGAACTAAAAGACGGTCAAGTATTCACTGATTCTAATTATTGGAAGAGATTTGCATATCCACAAGCAACATTTGAAGATTCATTCATAGAGGTCGTAGAGGATGATGGCTCAGTTTATGTTGATAAAACCAATAATAATGCACCTAGAACATACATATTATCTGTATCTGGGGGGTTTGAAAACAATGTAGTCGACCTGGGTGCAAGTGAATTTGCAGAATTTATACAAATATCTAATAGAGGATCAGACACAATTAGTGTCAGAATAAATTCATCAAACAATGCGATTTTCGGACTTCTTGGAAGTGAAACACAAATTTTTAGTACCGGCGATTTGAATATACAAAAAATAGAATTTTCAAATGAAAACCAAGAAGCAGTCCCGGTCCAAGTAATAGCATCGGTGAATGTAGTATCAGGGAGTTAATATGCCTCAACTTATTAAACCAGGAGAAGTAAAAGTAATAACAAAGGATGGAGAAGTTAAAATATCCATATCTTTGGACTTAAACATTAATCTCGGGGAAATCTCGGGCGGAGTCAACATACTCGGTGCAACTGGTGACAAAACAAATAAAAAAGAAGAAGATAAAGTCCAGTGGGCAATCCCAGACTTTGCACCAACAGAAAAAATTAACTTTGGAAAGTAGGTTGATTCGGTGATTGGGGATATACGGAATTAAAAGTAAAAACAGAAAAAGAAAAAAGGAGAAATAAAATGGGGATTGGTGCAGATGTTGGGACATATAATTTAGTAAATTGTAAAAGAGATGACAAAGGCAACTTTTCTTATAAAAAGGAGGTGAATGCTTTCATAGAGCTTCCTTTGGAGAATAGATTTGTTTTTAACATGATGAAACAAGCTGGTGTTCCACTAATAGAGCGAGATAATGTCGCTTATGCACTCGGAGAGGCATCGGTCAACATGGCTTACACCATGAATAGCCTCGAATTAAAAAGACCGATGGTGGCGGGGTGTGTTAATCCAAAGGAAAAAGATGCGTTTCAAATAATGAGTATCATGATTCACAGTCTAATAGGAGAGGTTTCAAAAGATAAAGAGCTTCTATACTACAGCGTTCCTGCAAACGCAATCAACGAAGAGACTGACGCCGATTATCACGGAAAGATATTGGAAGCCATATTCAAGTCATATAGGTCAGAGAAGGGCTTCTCAGTCGATCCTAGGCCCATTAACGAGGCGTTAGCCATAATCTATGCTGAATTAGCTCACAAATCATATACGGGAATTTCAGCCTCTTTTGGAGGGGGAATGGTAAACGTTTGCTATGCCATGTTTGGCAACCCAATATTCAGCTTCTCAATAGTAAATAGTGGAGATTGGATCGATAAAATGGCAGCAAAAGCCGTTGGAGAAAGTCCAACCTTTATTAATAAAGAAAAGACAAAAATAGATCTAACTAAACCAGCAACCACTCTTGTTGAGAGAGCGATACAAACTCAATACAGATTAATGATAGAGCACACAGTTACCGAGATCAAAAAAGGATTCGCTAATGTTCAGAAAAATGTAAGAACAGAAGGCGAAGTGGACTTTGTTGTTGCCGGAGGCACTGCAAGCCCAAATGGATTTAAAGAAATGCTCGAAGAATGCTTGAAGCAAGCAGACATCCCAGTTAAAATAGGCAAAATCATTAAACCAGAAGATAATTTATACTCTGTTGCGAAGGGGTGCTTGTTAGCGGCCGAGAACGCAAAGTGATTCATCCGCCATGTGTGGAAGGAAATCTTTCATCGTCCGCAAGGGCGATGATTGCATTTTTAGGCATAAAAAACGCAAAATAATTATTCTTTAACTATAATATTATATGGAAAAAAACAAAAGTGTTAGTGACTTAGGTTCCGCAGCTTATATATTGATGCACAGTTATCGTGTCATTGGACGCAAAGGTAAAGAGATAATTTTTGAGGCAACCAACGAACAAAAGTTTGATGAACTTTGTTTAGATTATCTATCAAGTGAATTTCACAGATTTGATGCTTGCATCATGTCGCTCAAAAAAATAAAAGAATATAACTTCGATTCTCGAAACACTAGATTTGCAACAGATCTTGGTGTGGCAGCTTATATTTTAATGCATAAATATAAAGTTCTTGGAAAGCGTGGGAAATCAATATACTTTGAGGTTGAGAACGAAGAAGTCAACGGTAAGTTTCAAGATCTAGCTCTGGAGTATCTATCGAGTGATTTCCACAGATTTGACAGCTGTCTGATGTCTTTAAAGAAAATCGGAGAATATATTTCTGAGTCCAATTGATATATAGTTATTATGGAAACAACTGATATTATCAAACAGGCCGTTGATAGGAAAAAATTAGAATTATCCGGTAAAATAGATGAATTAATAGCCGATCTAAAGCGTAGATTCTTAGATTTATCTAAAGAAGGCCCAATTGGAACTGGTCCCGATGGCAAAGTTGGCGTATGGGATCGAGTCAAGAATTGGTGGAATAAACTAAGGTATGGAAAATTTGGAAATCTAGCTCAAGCTGAGCAGGGTCCAAACGCAGAAAAAGCAGTCGCCAATAAAGAAGAGCCGAAATCAGAATGTATTAAATTTTCTCTTCAAGAGTACAGAGTTCTTAAAGATGGTTGCGACCAATTGAACTTGGTTATAGAAAAGAATCAAGAAAGTTTAAACGAAGAAGAATCAGATAATCTAAAGAATCTAAGGTTATTTAGAATAATAGATGATTGGGGAAAGAAGTTTAAACAAGTAATTTTGGATCTGGTC